AGTATCAATTTTATCAGCATCAATACCAGCATTAACAAGAGCAGTTTTACGGGCAATAGTTTTTGCTAGTTTAGCGGCGTCGGCAATGGTTTTATTAGCTTCGTCCAGTGACTTTTGAATGGTTTTTGCAACTTCTTCAGCGGTCACTACTTTTGCTTCAAAAGCTTTTGCAATATCTTCACCAGTCTTAACATTAATTTTTAGAGTGGCAATTTCAGCATCTTTTGTAGCAATAGTCGTTTCAAAAGCTTTAACTTTGTCAGCAATTTCTTTTGCTTTTGCCGCTTCCCATTCCAGCTTGAAAGCTTTAGCTTCTTCGCGTGAAGATTTCAGATCGGCAAGTGCTTGATCCAATTGCTTGTTTTCTTCAGTCATTTTTGTTTCTCCTAAAAAAGTTTTTTTAATGTCTTTGTCGTCAGCATTAAAGGTGGCGACACTTTGATTAGCAAAGATTACACTGCGGGGATTTGCTGGTTTTGATACAAGTCCTTTTCCGGAAAACGAGATAGATCGTAAAGCTCGCCCAACTTTGTAACCTTCATATTCACCGGTGCCGCCGTAGCTGCGTAGGTGTTTTGTCAAGAAGGCAGAAGTCTCGTTTCTTTCAACAAGCGAAGCTTTTCCTTTTTCATCCGTAATCGCGTAATCAAATCCCGCAAAAAGGCATTCCATCGAAACAAACCATTTACCCTGTTTAATTTCGGCAATAATTTGTTCCATTCGCAATTTATTTTCTGGATTAGTCCAGCTATTATAAATTACAGCTTGTGTAATAATGTCAAATTGCTCAGGAGCGTCCTGAGCAATGACTTTGTTGCCGTTTTTATCGACAACGTATGATCCGGTAATATGACCGATAATATCTGTTTCATCGTGCATAAAATTAAATTGTTTATCTTCCGGGGTATTACGAGCTGCCCATGTAGGCTCTCGCAAAAACACGTCATCGTTTTTATTCCATCCGGTTGATACCAATACAGATTCAAGATAAAACAAATCAATTTGATTTTTATTTTCTGCAATAATTTTTTTAACAACAATAGTATCGGAAATTTCTGGCAATTTAGAGCTAGTAGCTATAGAAGTGTACATAACAGAGGCGGTAGCTTTTATAGCCTCCGCAACCCCGTCTTTAATTTCTTTTGAAAATACTTTGATTATATTAGTCATAATTACCTCTCTGATTTATACACAAAAATTTAAATTTAATGCAAATTACCAGTGTAAAGCAAGCGTAAACTCTGTATAACCAGCTACAATATTTTTTTTATAATCATCAATAGACATATTAAAAGTGCTTATTTTGTTGGCTTTTAAAAAAACTTTAAATGTTTGAGGCGTGCCAACATTGTGGCTAAATGCTTCTACAATTTTTTGTTCAGTTATATTTTCAAGAGTTGTTAAAGACCACAATGCGTCCAATTTTACAGATTCAAGTTCTGCTACTTGAGCTTTAGTTAATTGTCTCATATTAGATTTTTCGTAAATAGACATATACGCTTTATTGGCCATTTCTGAAATGGTTTCATAAGCTTGTTGTGTCCATATAAACACTTCTGCCACACCGGGTGTGCTACGGGGTCCATCTACTCTTTGTTTACGTTTAGACTGGTCTTGTTTAAATTTTGGACGACCGTTACCATCTTGCATTGTTTGTTTTGGCGTTCCATCTTGATTTACAGTGTTAGGAGCGACAGGTCCGGGAAACGGTCCAAGTTTTGGAGGTAATTTTTCAGTCTTGCGAGCTTCTTCTTCTCGCTCAAGACGAACGGCTTCCACTGCGGGAATTTCTTTAAATCGTTCAAGTAAAGTTTCATTGCTAATAATGTCTCGATCCGCTAAATCCATTAACAGTTTCTTTTCAACGCCATCATCAATAAGAGACATCTGATCATACATAATTTTGGGTGACTTACGAAAACCCATTGCTTTGCGAACGATTTCCAACTCTTTTTCCCAAAATCTTGTGAGTTGGTCACGCCCGTACTGTAGTCGCTCCATAAGAGTCTTGAGAGAAATGAAATTGTTCGTAAATCCACCGCCATTAGTTGCCATACCTGTTAGAGTTGGTGGGACACCAAGGCCCGCATATAAAGCGTTTAGAACAGCCGTATATTTTTCAGACCCTAAGAATCTCCATACTTGACTTTGGGATTCTGTAAATTTTAGTTCAGGTCCGTACACAAGATCGACTGGTCCTCCGCCTGTATTAGCCGCTAAGATATTACGAAGTCTATTAATACCAGCTTTTGAAGGAATAATTTCATGTTCAAAACTACCGAGAGTCCATAAACGGATACTAGAAATGGCTCCATCAAGAGCCGCTTTATCTGCTAGACGCATCTTTTGAAGCATAATAATATCATCAAGAATTGAAAAAATCATAGGATTAGCCCATACTTGCCAATCGTCTTTTTTGTAATAAGCAATATGCATTCTATCTGAGTCAAGAGGAATTTTTTTGGCTCCGTTTTTTACCATATTACGAATATCATTTGGAAGCGTATCCATAACTGGCGCGGGAATTTCCGAAGCTGTAAAATTGGAAAAAAAAGAATTGGCACCTGTTTCAAAATTGTTTTGGCGACCCAAAAACATATTAAGTTTTCCATCTTTTACGTCTAATGTAAGCGGGTTAAAAAAATTATATCGCCACGGAATTTCATTCTTTTTTGGATCTGGAAATTCAATAGACACATCGGCCTTGCCAAGAGATTTTAGATATCTTTCAATTTGAGGAGTAATTTTTGCATTGCTACGGTAAACAATTACATTGCCCATCCGATAAAGGTTATTTAGGAATCTCTCTGATCGTTCTTTTCCGTTTATTTTTTTAAACCATTGCTGAAAAAAATCTTCAACAGACTTGTTTTCGTGAACAATTTGAATTCCTTGAGAACCAAAGTCACCCATAAGATCAATAACATTGCGAACAATACCCACCTTGTCGTAAGCGTCCATGCACATTTTAATAATACGTTTTTGATTACGCGGAACAGTTTCCGATGGACGAAAAGCGTTGTAATCGTTTTGATTAAAGCCAGATTTAACGGACTTATTTGGCTCAATATCTAAATAGGTTTCATATATGCTGGCGTCAGACCTGTAGACTGGTTGATATGCACTTTGAGCATCTGAGTATAAATCCATAGCAGCGGCTTTGCTGCCCTTGCTGCTATTCCACGTAATAATATCATCTTTGGCCATTGTGTTATCCTAATTGGATTGTAATTGGATTGTATCCTCATTATACACAAAGTTAATAAACATCTTTCATTTTATCAAGAAACCAGTCAGGTCCAGATATAAAATCCCCGTCTTCATTATCAATCTGAGAATTTTGACCGCCGACAATAATTGGTTCAGCGAAACCTCCGTAAAAATCGTAAGCTACCGGAGGCGGAGTGCGGGCAATTTGTCGTGCAGCCATATTCGCCATAAGCAAAGCAGAATATCGGTCCTTACGCATTTTAGATTTTTTACCCGTTCCGACAATAACCTCTGGAGTATCCCATTTATCTCTACCGGCTGGAGTCTGAGTCATTTGGATCATGGATAGCTCATCTTTAAGTTCTTCAATTTCCATCACACAGTCTTCTAAAGTATCGAACATCCTTCCTTTTTCAGCGTCTTCTAATCCGGATAGACCAAGGCTAATGGCATCAAAACGTGGAAATATAAGTTGCTTATCTTCAAAATCTTTTCTCATACCGTGGTTTGCTTCACCAAGCCAATCTTGCCTAACAAATTGACACATTTCAAGGATATGTAATCCTCTATATTTATCCGTGTCTTTTTCGTCATCTTTGTCAATAGTGGGCCAAATAGGCTGTTCACCTTCTTTAATTTTATCTTTATCGTGCAACGATTCCATAATGGCGATACCACCGCCCTGAGCATCCATAGAAATATGGATACAAGGAAACAGCCTCATCAAGTCACGTATTTTTCTTGCGCAATATGCGTAAAAGTCTGTTTCTTGAGCATAACCTTTAGCAACTTTTTCTTTATGTTCAGAACGTGTGGTAGTCCAACCATATGCAATGCGGCGATGATCTGAATTAATTTCCAACACTATGATTGAAAAATTATCGACTTCGGATGCGGGGTCTACCCCGAAAACATATCGCTTTTTAGGATCTCCAATCAGACGGGCTTCAAAGAAAATATCCTTACCAGTATTATCTACTATAGGACTGTCTTTAGAGCACACACATGACTCTATCAAAGTTCGCTTGAAGAAACCCATAGAGTCACGTGTGAAACATGCTCCAAATTCCATTTGATAAATACCAGCGTGAACCGTCGCCTTTGATCTCGCGACTTGTGAAGCATCCATAAAACCTATTGGTAAAAGTTCATAAGGAATACGGATAACAGAGTATTCTTTCCAATCAAACTCTTCTGGAACATTTTCACCGCCAAAAACTTCACGCAACTTATTCTTTTCGCCACCGGATTTGACAATCGCTTTCCATTTTTTCCAGTATGCAGAAAAATGGTTAAAATCGTAATATGCTGTACCCGACAAGATAATTTGGTTAGCACGGTGCTTAGTTACAGATTCCGTATCAACTTCTAGTTCAAGCCCGTACTCTTTTGCTTTCGTCTTTGCCGCGTGCGAACGCACGTTCTCGATTGGGTCAGAACTAACAGCGGCAAAACCGGCAACAACAGTTTCGAAAATTTCACGAGGGATAGACGCAAATTCATCACTAATAATATCATGGGCACGTTGACCTCGGATCTTAGTACCATCTCCCAAAGGAAGACAGGTTACACGAGATTCATTCACACGAAGAACGCAGCGGTCAATATCACGACGTGGGCCTGACTGTTCATCACATAAATCTCGTAGGATTGGAGCATTATTCCAAATTGTTTCCATATACTCAAAAAGAACTTTAGACTGTCTAAACGCGGCACCTACAACTACGACTTTTCTTCTAGGTAGCAACAAAGCTCTTAATACACCGTACAAAGCTAATACAAATGATTTTCCAAACCCTCGGCTTGCGATAAGCATAGGAAACTTACGGTTCCACATTTCGCAAAGCATTAACGCCTGCGAAGGGAGAAGCTGCACATTTAGAATATGTTTACATATAAACGAGAAGTATTCAGGTTGAGACATTAACCACGAAAGTTGAAGTTGATAATTGTGATCGTTAAAATTAAGAATAGACATTGGATTAAAGAGATTCTTTTCGTCAATATCTCCAATACCAAGCCATGCCTCATTAATAATTTTAAGTTTTTGCTCTTTAGTTTTGATCTTGCTCACCATACACCTCGTCCATAAATCCGTAGTAAACAGCTTCTTCGGCTGTCATCCACCACGCGGTTTGTTTATCTATTTGTTTTTCGATATAATTGTACATTTTAATTTCAGTCATACCTTTTTCCTTGGCAAATAGACCTTCAACACATCTCTTTGCGTAGATATTTAACATCACATGGTTTG